GAACATTTGCTAAGTGGACTGATGCCAGTTTTGGTAGTGGATATTCCACTGTCACTGCACCTGCAATCGCAGTTACCGAATCTGGTCATACTGGAACTCTTGCTGAGATCACTGCTACTGTTGGTGCTGGTGGAACACTTGCTTTCACGATTACTAATGCTGGTAGTGGATATACAAACCCAACCATTAACATTGAACCACCCCGTTATGATAATCTGATTGTTGAGGGTGTTTCTAGACTTGCTGATGGTATTACCACTGCAACTGGAATTGGAATGTCGATCACTGTCGGTGTTCTTGGAATTAATACAAGTTATAACTCTCAACCAATTGTAGATTTTATCTACGATGAAGCAACTGGTTTGTCAACCGTTAGTGTTGTCGGTCACGGTCATACGACTGGAGATATTATCAAGTTGAATAATATTGAGTTTGAACCATATGCTCCACTTGGAGATGGTGGGTTATTCTTCCCAGGACCATCGGTTAGTTATGATTATACTGTTCTGCAATACATTGATGAAAATACTTTCACGGTTAACATTGGTGCTGCTACCACTACTGTTTCTTACACCTATGTTGGTGCTGGTGGTGTTGTAAGAACTGGTATCGGTGCGACTCTGTTTGAGGTTCAAGAGTTTGTAGCATCTAAAGAAGGATATGCCTTCAGAAGAGGTGACGTTGTAAGAGTTGTTGGTATGACTACCGATCCTCTTGCTGGTGATGATTTCAAACAATTTGAAATCACTGTTGTTGATACCTTCGAAGATTCGTTTGCTGCTTGGCAGTTTGGTGAACTTGATTACATTGATAGTGTAAAACCATTCCAAGATGGAAGCAGAACTAGATTCCCTCTTGCGTATAACGATCAACTCATCAGTTTTGAGGTTGATAAGAATGATGCCGACTCTGCTCAAATTGAACTCGAATCTTTACTTCTCGTCTTTATTAATGGTGTTCTTCAGGAACCTAATGAGGCATATGAGTTCTTTGGTGGAACTTCAATCACCTTTGCAGAACCACCTGCACCAGAAGATAATATTTCTATCTTCTTCTACAGAGGAACAGTTGGAACTGATAGTTTCCTGACAAACGTCACTGAAACAATCAAGGTTGGTGACAACATCTTCATGAAGAGAACTCCTCTGATTGAAACTAATGATGCTACAAGAACATTTGACAACCTTTCTCAAGAGTATGAGCGTGCTATCGTTGGTATTACATCTTCTAGTGAGTTGGAAACGTCTCTCTATAGAGGTGATGGTGTAAGTACAACGGAACCAAAACCAATTGCTTGGACTAAGCAAAAGGTCGATAGAGTTCTTGGTGGTGAGTTTATTTCTAAAGCAAGGGATTCTATCGAGGCACAGATTTATCCAACAGCAAATCTCCTCAAGAATGTTGCTACAACTGACACTGAGATTTTTGTTGAAGATACCTCTTTGTTCCTTGGTGTTGATCCTGTTAGTGATCCAGATACAAACTTCGGTGGTCTTCTGATTGCTGGATTCTCTACAGCAGGTATCGGTTCTACCACAACGGTAAATACTGAACTTGTTTCTGGAATTCTCGAATCTAATGTTCAGGGTTACACTGGTGTAATTACTGGTATTACAACCGCATTTGCAAAGTTAGAAGAGTTCTATGGATTTGATGTTTCGAAGTTGAATTATCAAAAGGGTCAGAACCTTGTTGATGGATCTAAGAATGATCTGCAGGCAATCTTCATGAGACCAGATGGAACAAAACTGTATGTCGGTGATCAAAATACACTGACAATTACGGAATGGACTCTCTCTACTCCATATGAGATTGATAGTGCTACCATTAATGCCAGTAATCAACTTGGTATTGGAACTCAAGTCACAGAAATCTATGACTTCTATATTCGTGATGATGGCACTAAACTCTATACACTTGGTAAAGGAGCTCAGGCACCCTTCGTTACTCAGTTAAACCAGTTTGACCTCTCTTCTGCTTGGGATTTGACCAGTGATAGTGCTGCTGGTATTGAAACTGCAACTACGGTTTCTAACCAAACTCAAGGACACCGTGGATTAGAAGTTGTTGACACTGGAACCAAGATTGTTACGATTGCTCCAAACACTGCAACTCTCTATAGTTACACTCTGGCTAGTGCTTATGACATTACAAGTATTTCCTTCGATACAAGTCAGGCACTAACCGAAGATGCTGCTCCATCTGATTTCACTTTCAGTACTGATGGTGAAAAAATGCTTGTTCTTGGTGGAGATAGTTTGAATCTCTTTGAATATGACTTCTCTACTGGATTTGGTGTCACATCTATCGGAATTGGTACTACATCTGCGATTGGTGTTGGTGGTTCCATCTCTCTGACAATTAAGCAAGATGGTGAAAGAGCATATGTTCTTAATTCCTCTGGCATTGGATCTCAGTATCACATGAGTCTTCCTCCTGGCGGTCTCGGACTTACCTTCCAACTTGATCTTCGTGATGTTTCTACCCTGGCAGAAAGACAAACTCTTGCCTCTGGATATCGTGTTCTTGTCTTTGATACTGGTGTTGGTACTGGTTTGACGACAATCGTCGGTTCTGCTACTTCGGTTGGAATTGGAACTACTAACGTAATTGGTATTTCCACCGATAAACTGAATAACATCTATGAAACATACTACACTCAGTATTCTGGAACTGTTGGTATTCTTACATGCCAGGTAGATCCAGCAACAAACACAGTTGGAATTGCCACCACTGGAACTTATTATGAACCATGTGGAAGAATTTCTTGGGGTAGACTTTCTGGTGTTACAAGATCCGATGAACCAATCAGTGTTCAAGTTGATGGCAACTCTTTCGAGGTTGGTATGACAACATACCCAACATTCCAGAGAAGAGATGCTGGTCTCAGATCTACTGGTGCTTTAAGCAAGCAGTAAAAATCACCTTATAAATACAGAAAAAACAAAGGCTAATAATGTCTGCGATTATTACAGATCAATTTAGGATTTTGAATGCCGAAAATTTTGTGGCATCCGTCGCAAACACGGCAAATTCTTATTATGCTTTTATGAGTTTATCCAATCCTACTGGATCTGGATATGGGAGGACTTCTACTTGGAATGATATTGGAGGTCCTCCTTTTCCAACTGATAGTATCAACTATTCTAATCATGTTTATGACACGATGCTTTTTGGCAAACGTGTTACTTCTTCTAACACAAGAAGACTGGTTAGAAAGGTAAGTTGGGTCCAAGGATCCACTTATGATTATTATAGACATGATTACAATGCCACAAATCAGGCACAGGTAACTAATTCAAATCGTCTTTACGACGCAAATTATTATGTTGTTAATAGTGAGTTCCGTGTCTACATCTGCTTAGATAACGGAACTGCTGCTGGCATTTCTACCACCCCATCTGCTTCTCTTGATGAACCAACATTTACCGATGTTGAACCAAGTAGAGCAGGAACCAGTGGTGATGGTTACCTGTGGAAATATCTCTACACAATTAGTCCAAGTGACATTGTAAAGTTTGACTCTACAGAGTACATTACTGTTCCAAATGACTGGTTGACGACCACAAGCACAGGTATTCAAGCTGTTAGAGATAATGCTAATTCTGAAGTAAATAATAACCAGATTAAGATTGTTGTTATCGACGAACCAGGTTTGGGATATCCTCAGTTCACTGCTAAGGAATTCCCAATTCTCGGTGATGGTCAAGGTGGAAAAGTCAGGGTAACGACTAACTCCCTTGGTCAAATTACAGAGACACAAGTTACTTCTGGTGGATCTGGTTATTCCTTCGGTAGAGTTGATCTTTCTAGTGAAAATGCTGGTGTTCAAACAGCGACATCTGCTTTTGCTAGATTGACACCAATCATTCCACCATCAAAGGGTCATGGATACAATATTTACAAAGAACTTGGTGCTGATAAAGTTCTGATGTATGCCAGATTTGATAATTCTTCTTATGACTTTGCCGATGATACTGTATTTGCTCAGGTAGGAATCGTAAAGAATCCAACCATTCTCAATTCTGACACAGTATTTACTGACAACCAGTTCTCTTCTCTGTATGCAGTAAAGTATGAGACTCAGAGTGCTGCTCAAGACCTTTCTGTTGGTGATCAAATTCAGCAAACCGTTGGTGTAGGTTCTACTGCTAAAGGTATCGTTGCTT